TTATTATTGGAGCGTTATTCGAGACGCCTTACCACCTGGATACAATGAGCTTATGGTTCCGCAATCAAGAGGCTGATCACCTCAACACGCTTAACTTCTTGATGAATCTTCGGTGTTATAAACTCATGACCTGTTTTGGACTCGGGTCACCCTTGCACTTTGCCAGTTATCTCCAACAACGCAAAGACATTCGCAGTGCCTTGCAAACTGGGCTCACCGAGGTAGAGGGTGAGGATCCCCTAGATCGGCTCTTGAAAGGGCTTGAATCTGAAGGGGATTTAGTGCTTTCTGGGAGCTCTCCTCCCAAAACTAGTCCAAAATTTTCGGCTACCATGCTTCTCGCGCTTCGTGCGGCTTTGGGTCGCCTGGAAAAGACTGATGTCAATGTTAAATTGGCAGAATCCGAGTACAGACGCATTTGCAGAGCGAGGAACGTGCGTCTCTCCGTGGTGGAGCAAAATCGAGCAATCACTATTGATGCGTTCTTCAATGAAGGATTGTTCGATGAGGTTGTTGCTAGTAAGCGACGGCTCCCCGCTTGGTTGCGCTGGTTGATTGGATTTTATAATCCGACTGACCAAGCGTTTGCCAAGTACTGGTAGGGACGCCCGGTTATGGTGTGTGGCCGTGACACCCGAGTGGATCCGACTTTGTTGGAAAGAGTGAAACTTGAGTGTCGCGGGCAGTTGTCCACACATCGAAACGGGCAGTCGCACAAGTCAAGGGTGTACACCATCATCCCAGGCTTGGCACCTGAACACAACTTAGGTGTTTACAATAATGGTGTAAACGCGGTGGAAAGGGCTTTTGTAGAACGTTATTTCTTGTGTAAGACCCAAAATGGTTTCAGACCAGCCCTCCCCGTGAAATCCTCAGTTTACGAATCCAACGTCAATTTACAACAGTTTCGTTCAAAGCTAGTCTCGTACATGCCCCACCTTCCTGTGTTAACGTTGTCACAATGTGTCAATCTTTTCCCGGCTTCAAAGCGTAAGGTCTACGAGCGTGCATTAGAATCGTTGGAAAGGGCAAAACTCAGTCATATGGACGCAAGACTGAGTTCCTTCGTGAAATTTGAGAAACAAGATGTGTCCAAGGCTCCCCGAATAATCAATCCTAGGAGTGCACGTTACAATTTGCACTTGGGTTGCTACCTCAAACATGCGGAGCATCACTATTTTACCGCGATCAATAAGTGTTTTGGTGCACACACAAAAGCAACAGTCATTAAAGGCTTCGATGCTGATGTTAGTGCTGAGATACTTAAGGCCAAGTGGGATCGGTTCTCTGAACCGGTTGCGGTTGGCTTGGATGCCACTAAGTTCGACATGCATGTGTCACCTGCTGCTCTTAAGTATGAGCACTCCAATTATTTGGAGTACTTCAAAAACCGAACGAGCAAGCAGCAATTTAAGGAACTTAAAACCCTGTTGTCATGGCAATTAAACAACAAAGGGGTGGCACGATGTGAGGATGGAAAGGTCAAATTCGCTATGAATGGCACACGCTGTTCTGGTGATGTTAACACCTCACTCGGTAATTGCATTATAATGTGCGCACTGATCTACAGTTACAAATCCGTGATTGGTGTGGACATTGAGCTGTGTAATAATGGTGATGACTGTGTCGTTATTTTTGAGCGTCGCTATCTCAAGAGATTTTGTGATGGACTCAGGGATTATTTTGTCCGGTTTGGGTTCGACCTCACGGTTGAGGCTCCCTGCTTCACTTTCGAGGAAATTGAGTTCTGTCAGACTCATCCAGTATCTCTGGAAACAGGATACCGGATGGTCCGTGTGCCGAGCACTGTGTTCAAGAAGGACACAATGTGTTTGCACAGAGTACCGAACATCAATGTCTTTCGAAAATGGTTGCATGCAGTTGGAACTGGAGGCACCGCTCTTTGTAGCGGGGTGCCAGTGCTCGAGAAATTCTACGAAGCATACAAACGAAATGGAATCCAGTCCAATAGCTTTCGAGACCAAAACCCTCATCGATTTGCTAGAACAAGTCAGAGGTCAGCCAAAGTGACTGATGAAGCCCGCATCAGCTTCTATCAGGCATTTGGAATTTTGCCACACATGCAGGTGTTTATGGAACGGTTTTGTGAAACCATCTCCATTGATGAGTTAAACAGCGTGATTCATGACAAGGATGATGTATTTGGCCAACCCGGGGGTCAAATCCTACATCATGCCTAAAAACAAGAAATCCAAGAAGTCACGCGCTGTTTATGGTAGGCAGCGTAATGTCACAACACGACTACCATCCCCATTCAACCGTTTGTCGAACGACTCGGTGACTATTAAAGCGAGAGGAATACTCACTCTCAATGCGTTCAACGATGCTTATGCTGGAGGAACATTAGGTCTTTGGCCTCGGAGTACTGGAAGTCCGACTCCGAATTCATTGTACACACTTGTGCCCTCAATTGGCGGTTTTGCCAATATGTATGAGTACTTTATCGTCAACAATTTGACTGTGACTGCCGTTAGCACTACACCAATGAATGTTGGTTCGGTGCTGGTAGTGGGCTATGAGCCGGACTTAACCACGGACTCTCCTGATCCTGCTACGATCCAAGATGTGATGATATCCAAACATCACACTATGGTTCAACAAGGGAGCAAAGCGACCATGGGTCTTCGTCCTATTTCCTACCGTAATGATTGGTGCAGTACTAGTCCCACTGCTAGTTATCCTGTCTCTGGGCAGAATGGCTTTTTGCAGTGGTTTTGCACCTATCACCCTGCCGCTTCCACAACTGTTGGGTATCTTGATATTTCGTTTGAGATTACCTTCGCTGGCCTCCACCAGCAAACCAATTCTTAACACCAGTATAACCACAACCAACCAACGAAAAACCTAAAACATTTCTTTCTTTCGTAAAGTTATCGGAAGACTTTGCAATGCCACTGCCGCACTTGTTATCAGTATTGTCTGCCACTGATGACACGATCAGGGTGCGAGCTGCGGAGGACAGACTGCTTAGTTCTACGTTGACACGCTTGCTATTTCTTTTCTTTTTCTTTTTGTTCGTTTGAGTATTTTGCTTTCTTCTTATTTGTTGTTGTGGTTACATCTTGAAGCTGAGTCGCGTCAGCTCGTCCAATACAGGGTAAAACCATGCCGAAAGGTGAATTCGCGAAAATGTTCCTAGAAGGTCTTTGACTGGAGGGCGGAACATGTAATAGTTGCAGCTACTATGTGCCTCGTGC